AGATGCTTATCCGTTTTTAGTGGATGGGCCTCAGTCGAGCGGTGGCGGTGCCACTGGGTCGAGCGCCTCGGGAGGAGGTAAAGTAATCAAGCGGTCTGAGTTTGAGGCTATGTCTCAAGTGGCGCGGGCCGAATTTATTAAAGCCGGTGGAAGACCCACGGCACCCGAATAAGGATTTGAAGAAATGGCTAACGTACTAAATGACTTGGCTGCGGACATATACACCGCAGCAGACATAGTATCTCGCGAACAGGTGGGATTTATCCCATCCACTATGATCAATGCAAACGGAGCAGATCGCGCCGCTGTTGGCGATGTGGTTCGCTCTCATGTCACTCGGCAAGTCACAGCAATCAATCGAAATGTCGGCATGACATTATCTGAGGGCACCGATCAGACTGTTGACAACAAAACAATGACGTTAACTAAGGATAAATCCGTTGAAATCCCATGGACGGGCGAAGACATCAAGCACGTCAACAACGGCTCGGGATTTGAAACTATTTATGGTGACCAATTCGCCCAAGCGATGCGCACTATCTGCAATGAGGTAGAGGCCGATCTGGCTAACGCTGCTTATTTAGCCGCGTCGCGTGCGGTCGGAACTGCTGGAACTACACCATTTAATACTGTCGGCGATTTTACCGATGCGGCAAACGTCCTCAAAGTGCTCAAAGACAATGGCGCTCCGGTATTTATGGGCGGGACGTCACTAATCTTAGATACCACGGCTGGTGTTAATTTGTTGGGTAAGCAGTCGCGTTACGATGTGGCTGGTGATACCACAATGCAAAATCAGGGAATCATTGTTAACAAAGCCGGCTTAAACATTCGTGAGTCTGCGCAGATTGTTACTCACACGGCTGGCACTGCGGCATCCGCAACAACCGATACGGCTGGTTATGCTGTCGGTGCAACTGTGATTACTCTTGCCGCTGCGGGCACCGGCACGATTTTGGCGAGCGATGCAGTGAGTTTTGCAGGCGATCCCAATAAATACATTGTCGAATCTGGCGACGCAGACGTTTCCAACGGCGGAACAATCACCCTACAAGCGCCCGGTTTACGCCAAGCTATTCCGGCGTCTGCTACGGCAATTACTGTCTCTGCATCAAGCACTCGCGCGATTGGATTTACGCGTGATGCCCTAGAATTGGCACTGCGCGCACCTTCTCGCCCGTTGATCGGTGGTGTGTCTCGTGATGCCGCAGTAGATCGAATGACTGTGGTCGATCCACGTTCCGGGCTGCCGTTCGAGGTGTCGGTTTATCTCGGCCAAGGTAAGGCGGTGTTTGAGGTCGCGCTTGTTTGGGGTGTGAAAGCCTGGAAGCCGGAGCATATGGTGACGTTACTGGGTTAATCGATCAGCCCCGAAAGGGGCTATATTTCTGGAGTCGTTATGTCCCGCATCGAAACCGTAAAAATCATCCGTACAGGCAATCCGCACGAATACGTTGTTATAAACAAGGATGACCTGAAGCCAGAAGACAAGCTTTATCAAGCACCTCAAAAAAGAGGTAGAAAACCAAGCTTGAAGGCTAATAGAGATGAAGAGTAAGACCTTATCTCTCACACCCTATGTCTACGTAAAGGCTAACGTCACCTACGGCAGATTGGTGGTTGAGGCCATTGAAGGCGAAGTGAGGCTCGCATTTTCGCCAACTCAGCCACAAGCCAGCGAAGCGGCATATCATAAAATACCAAACGGCATCCCAATATCTTTTGACTGCATCGGGGAGGATTTGTGGGTAATGTCTCCCGAGGCGGGGTCACAAGTAATAGTCTCTGAGTCAAGAGAGCCATGCGCGGATTACTGGGCGCAACATGCTATTGATGTGATCTACAAAACTTACGGGCACACGGTAACAATCAAAGGTAAAAGTAAGGACCTGCTAAAGTCCGGTAGAACGGTTCAGTCGGGCTCAGCTGTCAGCACAGTAATGATATTGCCGCCAGACATAGAAAACGAATCTTACGTTTCCACTAATGCAATAACTACGGTTTCGTCAGCTAATGCGGCCGATGCACACAATCTTGTAATCGAAGGCTACACAATCGATGGCAGCGGCAACTTCGCACTTGTGACACAAACTGTGATTCTTGATGGCCAGACTCAAGTAGCACTAGCGACGCCTTTAGCGAGGAGCACTGATGTATACAACAATGGCTCGACTGAGCTTGTCGGCCCGATTTACGTCTACGAAACAGACACTTCCACTGCGGGCGTCCCCGACACGCCATCCAAGGTGCACATAATGATCGCGCAAGGCAGGCAGCAATCAGAAAAGGCAGCAACGACGATATCAAACGATGATTATTGGGTCGTGACTGGGTTTAGCGGAACCGTTGTTGAAAAAGTCGCCACGGCGGCTGATATACGCCTAGAGGTGCGGGAAAAAGGTGGTGTATTCCGAATACGCGATTACGTTGCCAGCTCAGACGGGAATAGTCAGATGAAATAGTTGGCAGCATAGAGGGATTTTTAGTGAGCGTGGTGGCGTAATGGCAATTATTGTCGAAGATGGTTCGATAGTTTCTGGCGCGAATAGCTACGTTTCGGAAACGGAGGTTACGGATTACGCGGCAGAGCGAGGGATAACACTAACTGCGGCACCATCTGTACTAATATACAAATCGATGGACTACATCGAAGGTCTGTCTTTTGTTGGGATGAAATACACTGAAGACCAGCCCTTGCAATGGCCTAGAGTTGGTGTCTATATAGATGGTTACTATGTTGAGGTTTCGGAGATACCGAAGGAGCTGAAGGCTGCCCAACTGTCTACATGTATTAGTATAGACCAGTCTGTAAATCCACTGGCAGATATAAAGCCGGCAATCAAAAGCAGAAAGATAGGTCCGATTGAAACACAATACCAAGATGGCGCATCTTCAACGACATTTAGCGCATCAATCCAGCACGCATTTAAAAAACTCGTCCGCTCAGGCGGGGCCAATACTATAAAACTGGAGAATAGATAATGGCGTCAATCACAGCAACGGACATCAGCGGCACCGGAACTAAGACCGTTACAGTAACCACTTTGGACGGGTCCAGCGATACTTTTGTGTACAACGAGAGTAAGCTACCCCAATTGATCATGCATAACCCAACAGGCTCCCCAATTTCCCCTGTCATTGATGGAGACGGTGCCACGACCGTTACCGTACCTGGGGTTGGCAGCGTGTCTGTATCCGGCGGATATAGCGTGGGTTCTATTGCCGCGTCTGCCACCGTTTATATCAACTTATACGATATTAGAAAGTATTTGAGTGGGACCATAGATATAACTTCGGGCACCGGGCTTGAGTGTCAGTTGCTGGAAAAATAATGGACTACTCAGAGGACAGGGCCGCCGCGCTTGAGATGATTACCGAATTCGGAACGCCGGTTAATCTAGTTCGCGTGGAATTCGGCGAGTTAAATCCATCGACCGGAACCCGGCCAGACTTATCCGTCTCACTCTCTGGTGTGGCAGTTTTCGACAATTATTCAGCGTTCGAGCTGCCGGACAGCTCCATAAGGTCCAGAAGTAGAAAAATGTATTATTGCGGCGATGACCTTAAGCTAGGAGACGAGTACGGCAGAGAAAGAGTGATGGACGTTGAGATCATAGACCCTGATGGGTCCGGCCAAATATTGACTATAGCGCGGCTTGAGCGATGAGCTTTGCAAATATCGAAAGAGCCTTGGACACCCATCTCTATGCTTTTTCTTCGGCAAATTCCCTCGCCGTGGCGTGGGAAAACCAGCCTTTTGACCTTGAGTCCTTTACTGGAAACAAATACCTGAAGCAGTCAATATTGCCAGCAGAATCCTTTCGCGGGGTTGATGCGTCGACAGACTTCAAAGGTATTTACCAGGTCATGGTTTACGTGAGGAAAGACCAGGAAAAGGCCGCAAAACAATCGATTATTGACGGACTAATCTCTCATTTTTCTGCGGGCATCAAACTAACGGCGGGCGGGCAAATAGTAAACATAACTAACGCTTGGGCGTCGCCTGCGCTTATAGGTGATAGCTGGGCCGGGCATCCGATATCAATCACGTACAGGTCTTATGTATGAGCGAATTTAAATCATTTTCCGAGCTCGCCGATAAAGTAATGTCTGAGATGAAGGAGTCGATTCATAGCGCGATATCTGGCACTGCGACTGCGACACTGAGGAGAACTCCTGTATTGACGGGTCAGGCTAGGGGCAACTGGAATTTTAGTGTTGATACCCGAGACATGACCTTTTATGAAAAGAGGGTGGACCCGCATTTACAATACAAACCGCAAGAAGCTATAGATGTTTCTTTCGACTCCTGGAATGCTTCGTGTATCTATAGTAGAATTTAATGATAGATTAAAACAATCTTAGGAGAATAACATGGCAGGTGCAGGACTTGGAATGGGATCGGTTATACATATGATAGAGGGCGAACCCTCTACTTATGACGTAGCCGGTTTCGACACTTTATTTTCTGGCTCACCAATAAAAATCGGTAGGGTCTCAGGTGCGCTAGGTGACCTTGGCTCCACTTACGAGGTTTCTAGCTATGTTGATTTAGAAACGGGAAATAGCACGCCAGATAAAGGCCCAAGAACGAACGGGACGCTTTCAGTCCCAGTTGTTTTTGACTCTGGGGATGCCGGACAAGATGAAGTCCGTTCTGGGACAGACGGGGCAAAAAAGAACTCTCTTTTTAGCTTTCGTATCACAATCTCGACCGGAGATATTTTCTACTTTGTCTCAAAGATTTATTCTTCGCCGATAACTCTTGCCGATGCTAGCGGCTACAACATGACTCTAGTGCTCCTGAAGGAGGCCGTGTAAGTGGATATTAGCTCAAAACCTCGCATGACCGAAGACACAATTGATGTGGCTATCCGCGACCCAGAAACCGGAGAACTGACAGATATTGTGATTACGGTATATCCACGGAACACCCGATTTTACCGGAAAGCGATTCGGCGAGTCGCTACCGAGACTATGGGTAGCGATGACGTGGACGATAAAACCGTTGAATTTTTGGCAAGTATTACCACCGGGTGGAAGAATATTCAGAGCGGAACAGAGGATGTGCAATTCAGTCTGGAAGCAGCAAGAGACCTCTATTCGGAATTTTATTGGTTATCCGATCAACTTGATTCCGCCACGTCTATACCATCAAATTTTCCGAAGCCGCCCAAGAAGAGCTAAACCTATACGCGGAGCATCTTGGGTGGCTGCATTGTGTCCCGGAAGGAGAGAAGCGTACTAGGCTGGAAATATACGGATACGAGCTACCACAAATTAAAATTCTGCCGCACCTCCTTGATCCTTTTAAGTGGTGCGGGTTTAAATTTGGGGTCGTTGAGCTAAACGCTTATTGTCAGTTGATGGATATGGAGTACAGCCCGATGGAAATAGAAATGCTTCTCTCCATGTCAAATTCATACGCTCACGCCATTTTTAACTACACACCGAAAACATTTGATTCTCTTCCGCCTCATGCTCCCACGACATCGGCTAAAGAAGAGGCGATAGAAAAATCAATATACAGAACCTTCGGGGTGCGCCGTGGCTGACATTTATTCGATAGGACTGAAGGTTGATTCGACCGAGGTAAATAGTGCTGAAGCCAACCTTAGAAATCTGGCCAAGTCTGTTGATTCTGTCGAGTCGGGCATAAAAAAACTATCCACCACAAATGCTAAGTTGGGGGAGTCCAGCACCAAAACCGCGAGGGCGGGAAGAACCACAGCAGCGGCTCACATGCAGGCCTCGAAGGCTGCAAGAGCCACAGCTGCGGCGCATATGGAGGTAGCAAAGACTGCAAAACCCACAGCTGCGGCGCATTTGAGCGTGGCGGCGGCTGCGGATAGAAGCGCCAGGTCGCACAGAAATTTAAATTCCTCCCTTGGGTCTTTTAGTGGCAGGATCGGACAAACAGCCATACAGTTTTCGCAGTTTGTTGGGCAGGTTAAGGCCGGAACGTCCGTAGCCGTGGCCCTATCACAGCAAATAGCAGATATCGGTTACGTCCTTAGGCTGCCGTTTATAGGTGCGGTAATTTCTGTAGTTAGTATTTTGGCGGGGTCTTTCATTACTGCGCTCTTCAGCTCTTCGGGCGCGGCAGAGGAGCTATCAAAAAAAATAAAGGATTCAACGGACAACCTAAGGGATTTAACTGCTGCGCAAATAGACTTCATCTCCATCGGCCTGAGAGATGAGATAAACAAACAAACCGAGGCTTTTGATTCGGCGCAAAGCGCGCTCGATAAGAATCTAGAAAGGATAAGACTTTTAGAAGAAGACTATGCTGGATTTGCTAACGGCAACAAAACATTAAAGCGGGCGATAGACGGAGCTAAGGAGTCAACATTAGCTCTTGTCGCTGCCAGAGACACTGAGCGCGCTGCGCTTGAACGGTTACTGGTAAAACAGGCTGAATACGAGAAAGCAAAACAGGGCTCGACGGATAGAACTAAGGAGGAGATCGAGCAGGCCAGCGCCCTTATAGAACGGCTTAGGGAGCAAGCAGAAACCTATGGCATGTCTAATGAGCAGTTGAGGCTTTATGGCATAAACTCAGCCAACCTCACGGGCGCACAAAGGGAAATCGCTTTAGCACTACATGAACAAATAACTGCTCTCGAAATGAAGGCTGCCATGGAGCGAGAGGTAGCCAACGACGAGTCGTTTTTCTCTGAAATCGCCACTCGCCACGAGCAAGACCGCCTAAAAGCTGTAGAAAGGCAGCGACAAGAAGAAGAGCAGTATCTCGGCTGGCATTTAGAATTTTCTCGACAACTTATTGCGGCAGACGAGGAGGTACAGCGAAAAAGAAGAGCCAGCAATGGGCTTTACCTGAGTACTGCGCAAAACGTTATTGGCGCGCTCGGCTCTGCATGGAGTGCGTTTTCCGACAAGCTAAACCAAAACAATAAAAAATCATTTGAGGCCAACAAGAAATTCCAGATAGGGATGGTTGCAATCAACACCGCCGCAGCCATTATGATGGAGCTTGCCACAAATCCAAATCCATACACAAAATGGTTTAACACTGCGGCGATAGCCCTAACAGGTCTTGCCCAAGGAAAAAATATAGCTCGCCAACAGTACGGCGGTTCTTCTTCGTCTTCTGGCGGCGCAGCGCCAGCGCCAGCGGCACCCGCGCAACAACAGGTGACGCAAACACAAAACAGCTATATTAGTATTAACGTCTCTGGCGGGGATGCAGCTGGCGCTAATGTCATTAACGCTCTACGAGAGTATTATAGCCGTGGTGGCGTGCTTTTCGAATCTGACTCAGACCAGGCGAGGAGGTTGATCAGATCATGAGCCAGTCAATATTTTTTTACCCATCCAGAAATTTAATCACGCCAACACCGAGTCTGGTCGATTTGTATGAAATGCGAGTGATACTGACCGCCTTTGATCCGACCAACGCAGCGAGAAAAAGCACTGTTAGCCTAATAAACGGAGGCACTAGGACGATAGGGTACTCGACAGTAAGAGAGTACGGCATAGAATTCAGGCACAGCCCAAGCGAAACGACAACGCAAGAGGTCGATATGTTT